AGGATTTGTACTTTGTGAATGATGAGCAGGCTCCTGAGACTGACCGTCAGGCCTATGGGCGCTTACTGTTTAGCTTTGACAACGCAGAGGGTGAAGGCCTTTTAGATCGTGGTGGTGAAAAAATATATGACTACGCTAAAGGTATTGCAACTGCCCCGTCCACCTATCTCTCTGTAGCTGCTGGTGCATTTACTGGTGGCGCTGGTGGTGCAGCTGTACAGGCCACAAAGCTTGGCGCTCATCAGGCTGTACGTAAGGTTGCTAACAAGCTGATTGGACGATCTGTTATGGTTGGCGCTCTGGATGGTACTATGGCGGCTGGATCTCAGCTAGGCCTAGAGCGTATCAAGCAGTCAGCAGGTAAAGAGATTGGTGAAGACTATGATGTTAATATGGGTAATGTTGCCCTTGCTGGCGGTCTTGGCACCGCTATAGGTGGGGCTGCTTATGCTATTCCTGCTATGCGCCGTAATAAAGCGGCTCACCGCCTAGTTGATACCCTTGATAAGGGACGACAGGCTAACGTAGCAGCACTACAAACTGCTAATGCTAACACTGAGAAAGCGATCAAGAACGCCCTATCTACAGCAGAGGGCAAGAAGAGGATGACATTCACTACGAATAGGCTCCTTAAAGCTATTGACCCTGCTCTTGTTAAAGAGGGTATGGCAGCTAAGTACGACATCCTTAGTGCCACGCTCCCTGATGGCCTTATAGGTGGTCTGGAGCGATCTACTCTTCGTCGCATTACCGCTGCCTCATTTGAACTGTCTAAGCAGCTTAACGTAAAGCCTGAGGCAGGTCAGCGTATTACTGAGTTACTTGCTAAGACTATTGATGAGAATGGTAGCAGCGATATCTTTACTAAGATTGCATCTGACTTTGGTTTAAGTAACCGTCAACTATCTGCAGTGTATGCAGCAGAAGTATCAGAGGCTGCTAAGATCTTGGCTGATCAGTCTAAACTGGTCCGCAAGGGTGGTGCCAAGCTTGTTGGTGCTATAGATGCTAAGACTTTCTCTGATGACATCCAACGGTTGTATAATGCAGGTATGTCTACAGTAGATGCTGATGAAGCGAAGAAAGCTATGGATGCTGGCGCAGAGGCGGGGCATGGTATTGCAGGTAAGGCTTGGCGTGGCTTTAAGGAAGTTGAATCAGCAAGACGTGCCTTTATGACTTCTCAGGTTGCTACAACCATGCGAAACAATATCTTTGGTGTAGCTATGACAGGCATTGATATGCTTGACCAAGTTAATACTGGTATATACCGCCTTCTTACAGGGCGTGGTAAAGATGCTATGTCTACATTCAAAGGTACAGTAGATACGTTTAACTATCTTACTAAAGATAACGCCACAGCTGAAGCTATGATGAAGATCCTACGACAGGATGCGCCAGAGACACTCTCACGTGTATTCCAGGATGCTGCAATGGCAGAGAGTTCACTTGTATCAAACTCTGTATTAGCTAGGATGGGTAAAGGGTTCAACGTACTAAACACCATGTCAGACCACACGTTCAAGAAGGCAGTTATTGCTGGTAATCTGGATCGACAGTTTAAAGCTAATGGTAGTAGTCTACTGAAGGAGATGGAAGCAGGGCGCTTAGGTAACATATCAAATGAAATGCTTACAGAGGCTCTTGATGAGAGTTTATCATTTACCTTCCAGCGTAAGTTTGGCAGTAAGGGTTCATCTGCAGAGAGCAAAATAACTAAAAGTATTGTAGATACTATCAACAAGAGTGGTCTAACTTTGCTTATACCTTTCCCACGGTACATGGCTTCACAGGCTAAGTTTATTAGTGACTACACAGGCCTAACTCTTATACGCCGTTTAGGTACAGGACGTAAGATTGCTGATGAAGAGTTTGGTAAGGCAGCAAGTGGTGCTGCTATGTTTGGCGCTTTGTATGCCGTACAAAAAGGCAATATTGAGAATGACCTAGAGTGGTTCAATGGTCAAACAGATGATGGACAGACTTATGATGCACAGGCTGCGTTAGGCCCAGCTGCTATGCATGCCTACCTAGCAAACCTAGTGGCTCGTATCCAAGGTGGGCATGAAGTTAAGGATACTGCAGCCATTAAGAAGGATATCGTAAAGATCACCGTAGGTACAGAGTTCCGCCCAAGTGGTACAGCCGTAGATAAAGCTATACGCTGGGCAGAGACAGGTGATAATAAGGCATTCTATGATTGGGTGGGGGATACGTTTAGTGCCTTCACTTATCCTGCAGCAGTAGTGAAGGACTTCTATGGGCAGCTTGACCCAAGGGCCTCTTACTTTCCAGAGACACGGGATGCTACAGTGAGCTTGTTGGAAGCATCAGGGCCAATGGAAATGGCAATGTCTAGCTACCAGCGTATAACACGCCAGCTGCCTGACTTTAATAGTGCCACTATGGCTAATACTCTTGATGAAATGACAGGGATTAAAATGGACCCTAAGAAGATGGAGGGCTTTCTAGAGTTCTTTAAGTCTTCTACAAGGGCCACCTTCCAGACTGACTACCTAGAAAATGCAGATGAAGGCTATGACGCTATTCGTATGGATATCTATGGTGAGGGGCCTCTACGTGCTACAAACCCCTTCCTCAAACAGGTCTTGGGTATCTCAGGTAAGCCACGCTCTAATGTGTTACAGCGGGAAATGGTAAAGCTTCAGTTAGACCCATTCAAAATCTACAACCCTTACCGTGAAAAGAACCCTGCAGTCTCTATCTTAGCAGAACAATCTATGCAGGGTCACTTATTAGATGAGATGAAGAAACTCATTAGCTCTACGCTTTATCAATCCTCTACTGTAGAAGAAAAGAAGCTACTTCTTTCAGGAGGCAATGGCTACACTGAGAAGTGGGAAAATGTTAAGGGTATAAAAGACTATGTAAGCATGGCACGTAAGAATGCACGTGAGATCTTAGCTCTTGCTGCATCAGATCCTAAGTATCAAGGTGACTACATAAACTGGACTAGGGGGCGCTTACAGGCTCTTGGTCCTGCAGATCGTAAAAATCTCGCACCTATGTTTCAGCGGTACGCTGTAGGTACAGACTACGAGGGTATGACAATAGAAGAAAGCATCGCTGATATAAAAGCAGACAAGGATATGAATGAGCGTGAGAAAGACATTAAGACAACCACGCTAATAAACTACTACTTATCAATGAAGTAAAGCAAGAGGGGCCACACTAAGCGGCCCCTTTTTGTTATCGTATACCGTGTGTCTTGGCACAATGTTTAGACCAAAGCACGAAGGCAGTTAAATGCTCTAGTGCTTTTTCTTTTTCTTCGCTAGGCCAGAGTTGCTTGTTAACAAAACGTTCAATCTCTTCTGTATTCCTAGCTAACTCTTCGTAGAACTTAATGCGTGTGCCTTCTACGTGCGCCTTAGCTTCCTGTTCTAACTTCATTTAGATATTTCTTTCTGGCTTAAACGTGTATAGACTCTTTATGATAGTAGTCTTAGTATCTTCACAGACAGAGGCACTCTTACTCAGGTTCTCCTTTGCAGGTATGACCTGTAAGTTACCACTCCAGTGTGGCCCACCATCTGCTAGAGGCCACATATGATCTACATGGTACTGTACTCCTGTGGCTTCGGTTAAGATGTTACGCAGCTTGTATGTCTGTACTAAGCGTTTCTTCTCATGAGGGCAGTCAAGTAGGTGTACGGGTATTTGTTTGAGCTTTAAGGCTTTGCGTTTTGCAACCCAAGCATTTACCTTTTCTTTATTAGCTTGCCTGTAAGTCTTTTTCTTTTCCTTATTATCTTGCCTGTAAGCTATATGGTAAGCAGCTATCTTTTCCTTGTTATCTTCTTGCCAAGCCTTTTGCCTAGTAGCTATCTTTTCCTTGTTATCTGCTTGCCAAGCCTTTTGCCTAGTAGCTATCTTTTCCTTATTAGCTTCAGTGTAAGCTTTGTTGCAAGCAAGCATACGTTCCTTATTAGCGTAGTAATAAGCTTTGTTAGCAGCAGCCGTCCTTTCCTTGTTAGCTTCATAGTAAGCCTTTCTCTTAGCAACTAACTTTTCCTTATTAGCTTGCCTGTAAGCTTTATGGTAAGCAGCTGCTTTTGCCTTATATGCCATCACAAGCCTTCCTTCATAAACACCTTGACCCACTCTGCACAGATACCACTACGCACAATGTCATCAATACCAAACTCAACTACTGGTGCATCAAGCATGTACTTCTTAGAGAGGTGTATGACCTTAGCTAGACCAGACGTACCCTTAAGATCTGACTGTTGGATATCACCATTGAGTACAATAGTACTGCCTTCCCCTACCCTAGTCAACAGCATCTTGATCTCACTTATCTCAATGTTCTGTGCTTCATCTACGATAATGAATGCATCATCAAAGCTACGCCCACGCATGAGAGCCAGTGTTGCTACTTCAATGTTACCTGCCTTCAGCCCTGTATCAACAGCACCACGCCCTAGATGTTTAACCAACACGTCCAGCACAGGCAATGCCCAAGGCTGGGCTTTCTCTTCAAGCGTTCCAGGCAGGAACCCAATGTCTTTACCTACAGCTACGTGAGGGCGTGTGATAACAATCTTGTCAATCTCTTTGAGTGTGTACAAGTCTGCTGCACACGTAGCTGTAACGTAGGTCTTACCAGTACCAGCGGGACCAAGTATCAACACCTGCTTGCTATTAGCAATGGCATTGATTAGCTTGGCTTGGTTAACTGTCTTTGGTATTATACCTGATACAGGCTTAGAAGAGGCCCCCTTGTAGGTTGTCTTCCTTCTTGTGCGTGTCTGCTTTTTTGGTGGCTCTAATGTGTCGGTGTTCATTTAAGTTATCCAGTATTGTTATTGCTTGCTCTAAAGAAATCTTAAACCACTCGCCCTTACGGCAAAGTGACAAAGGAAGTGCTCTAGTATGTGCCTCTTTCTCTGCCTTACGCCTGTCACTGGACGCTATAGAATGCTCCAGAACATAGTCACGCATAGGGCTGCTAGTTTGGTAGCTATTTAGCCGATCTTCTGCATCAATAGCCATGCCTATCTTTAGCCAACCCAACCACGCTTTGTTAGTGATAATATATACATAGCCTTCTTTAATGTCACCAGCTTTATAAGCACCTTCAAATGCTGCATCATTAAAGGTTCTGTAGTATCCAGGTTTGTGTAAAGGGTGGCTTTTACGCACGTATTTTCCATTTACATACATCTTATTTGGGTTTGATACCAAAATGTTAGACTTCCGTGACTGTTCTTTTCGGCAGGGTTTACAAAGCCTAATCCTAGCGTCAGACTTGTACTGATTAGCTGCATTTAATACAACGTTACACGTACTACAATTTCTCATTATACTTCCTCCGGTATTTTACCACATACATGTACCAGCTTAGCCAACACTTCATTAGGTGTGGTGTTATACATCTTGTATATTATGACTTCCCCTGCATAGTTGCAAGAAGTATAAGTGTTATACAGAACAGGAGACGCCCGAATAAACGAAACGTCTCCTGCAATGAATGCTACTATCACTAGTACAAACATTACTCCTGCTTTTCCACACCAAGCTTGTCCTTAACAAACTCTACTCCTTGTGTGACCGTAGGCTCTGCATAGTCAACAGCTTTACCGCCTACATCCGCAGTAACCTGAAGGGCGGCAACGGCCCAAAAAAACGCTATAATAAACTCTATCATTCTAGATGTTCCTTTAGTTGAGTGTAGCCACCAACGTGGTGGCCTTTGTTATCCCATATTTGAGGTACGGTTGTCATACCTGCTTTTTTAATGAGCGTCAATAGCCACCTGCTACTTGGTGTATCAAGAGAGTAAGATGTGAAGCTTACACCTTTTTCTCTTAGCAGGTACTTAGCCTTAGTGCAAAACTCACAGTCAGTTGTTCCTAGGACTACGTAGCTCATAACAAATCAACAATCTCACAACTGTCACCAGAACATGCAAGAGTTTGACTGCCAGCCGTGTTATCTTCGTTCTCATACTCATCTAGTTTTGACCAATCAATAGACTTGGGCATGAGAGATAGAAGCTCTTTGTATTCACTCTTACCACACTCCTGATAGGGTGCTTGCTGATATGTGTGCTCATTGTATGGCAGGAAGGATACCCCTGACATTTCATCAAAGTGCCTGTACACAAAAGCACCTACTTCAAACCATTCATCATTTTTAACATTTATAGTTACTGATGGTTTATGCTCACACCATGACCGTTGATAAGCCAGCCACATTTCCAACTGTTCAATGGCAGACATGTCAGCAGTACATACTGCACCAGACGGGGCCTTCATTGGAAAGCTAAACACGGTAGTTTGATCTGGTTTGAATACCTCAGGTGCATTAGGGATGCCTTGATCCTTCATGAACTGTGTTACTGGATCTTTGTTGTCACCACGTACAGTACGAATATAATAGGGTGAGTGCCTAGCGTGAATACCAGAGGCGGAATCAACCAGTTGTGATACCGTGCCGGAAGGTTTAACACAGCTGATAGCAGTAGACACAGGGATACCAAGGCGCTCAGCCCACTCAGCATTAGTAGCAACAGCAACAGACTTAAGGTGCTCAAGGGTAGTTTCCAATCCTTTGTTTTTTAGTGTCATGAGAGGGTTATCCATTATGCCTGTCAGTGACACACCCAACAAACGTTCAGCTTCAGTATTTGTTGCCCAGATCTTACGCAAATAGGGCATCTTAGTATAAGTAGACTGAACTGTACCCATTATAGTAGCAAGGCGTACCTTCTCAGATAGCGTATCAATATTATCTGTTGCACGAACAACTACTTCTGTAAGGTTGCAAAACTGATATGGGCGTAAAATTATTTCGCTGCAAGGATTTGTTCCAAAGTCATAGTTAGGATCACGCCTACCATTCTTTGCTGCCTGCTTCTTAGATGCTTCACGATTGAAGATGCCACGCTCACCAGAGCCAGACTCTACAAGCGACATCCATTCACGCATAAACGACAGGCTATCAGGTTTCTCCGTGTAGGATACAGAGTTATTAGCTAAGGCACGTTGCGGATTGTTTTCCCACCATGAGCCAGACTTAGCGCTACGCATACGGTCATCAGATAAATTTGACAAACTGATCATAGCTGAGCGTCTCACTCCACCAACGACAACTACCTCTCCAATCTTACACATTATGTCATGGCATTCAACAGACGAAAGCTTACGCCCTTCTGCTCTATTAAATGTATTGATAGTAAAGTTAAACAAGTCTACTAATGGTGCTGGGCCTGATGCCCTACCACCAAATGTCTTAAGGGGTGATCCCGCTGGGCGTACCTTAGATACATCCCACGTTGGGATTTCACCAGCATACAGGAGTGCAATCAATTGACGCAACGACTTAGCCCACCCCTCCTTACTGTCCCTAACAACGATATTAGTCTCGCTATGGAAGAGTTGTGGCACATCTGGGAGCTTAGCGATGAACTGGCGCTCGACGCTGAAGCCAACCCCAGTACCACACAGGAGGATAAACATAGCCTCATCGAAGGACTTAAGGTCATCTACGGGTAAGAAGCTACAGTTATACATGCACGTATTGTCACGCTCTGCTGCAGGGCCTGCTGTCATGAGCGCTCTCATAGAGGGCATAACTTCTAGTCCTATAATGGACTGCTCTAATTGGTCTGCAGTCTTCTTATCCACCTTATTCCCTACAATGTTCTTGACGTAGCGGGATACCGTATCACCCCATGATTCACGCCCTTTACCGTCAAAGTATTTAGCATATCGTGACTTGTGGATAAATGACTGATAGTCTGTTGGTAGTTGGTTGCTCATTGCATTGCCTCGTAAAATAGTTTCATCATATTCATACCAGACCACTTAAGTCTGGTGCTCTATAGTTAGGCCCCTTAAGCACCTTACCGTCTTCACGGAAGATAGGTTTACCGTCAGGGCCTAGCTTGGACATATTACTCTGGTGCACAAGCTGGAAGGCATCAAACACAATACCATGACCGTAGTAGTGTTCAGCACTCTCAATTTCATCATTGGCATCAGACATCAAATCCATCCATGTACTGCTTTCTTCTGCCCCCAAAAGCTCTATAAAGTTACCACTGGTAACAGTGTCAAAGCCTTCAATGACGTAAAGCAGATCAGCAATCTCTTTAAGGTGTGCAGCAGTACCAATAGTTTCTGCTTGAGCCTCTTCTACTTCTTCTTTAATAAGCGTCAGCCATAACCGTGGGTCAAGCGATGCTTTAAAGGTATATATAAACTCGTATAAACATGCTTCCTGTGATTTAACTTTGAATGCCTCAATATCTACTTCGCTAATCATAGTATCTCCTTCACTACTAAGTTTTTAACTTCAATGTCATCCACGTCATAGAACGTATCGACAATCATATCCCTTACATCATCCTCGTGTGCATCTTCATAGGAAGATAATATGTTGTTATTCTTTTCTACAGTGACCAGCATTGTCACCCCAAACTGCTTAACACTCATTTGTGTTTCTCCGCAAGGGCTTCATTCATCTTATTAAGATACCACCCTGCCTTCTTCATATCTTCCACGGGGTTAGCCTTATAGCGATACCTGTGTTGGTACTTAACAAAGTTGCCGTGACAGTACGCAATGTAACCGTCTAGGCCTAGCACCTGCTTGATGTAGTCAATGCATTCAATGCCACCCATGTTATAGTGCACAGGGCGGTCAACAGGATCAAAGTGTTTTAGCTCAGGATGTTGGGCACCTACATACTCTGTGTGTGGTAATAGTTCTTCTTTCATGCGTTACCCTCTGTCTTAGTCCATCTATTTAATATTATTATGTTGTCACCCTCAGGTGGGTCTGGTGCATCATCTATTTCCCAACCATCTACTTCTTCCATTAAGGCATCACGATAAGCAATAACCTCATCAAGGGCCTCAGGGTTATCATTAGCCCATGATAGAAAAGCAGCCATCAGAGTTATATAGTGAACCATAGTGCTCTGTGTAGATTTTTCTATAGATGTTGTCTCAGATGCAGCAATACCTGTCTCAATGTGACCCGTCCACTCATCATCCTGCATTACAGGCCTAACGATCAGGGCCATCTCATCATCTAATAGAGTATAACTCATTAGTCTTTCCTCTTCGTTTTTAGTACCACTACATCTGTAGTAGACCTAGATCCTGGCTCAGTCAACCACGCCTCAGGTATAACCCTGTTTGCCCACAGAAAACTATTCTTGTCACACCACTCAAAGTATCTACTCTTAGCTCCCTTATAAAGCTTGGCATTGGCGTTGCTAAATACAAATCTAATATCTAGTTCTGGGTGTTGTTGTTTTATTGCAACATGTTTCCTGCGATCTTCATTGTCAAATATGCCTTTTGTCTCAACTATGATGCCATTGTCTAACTCAAAGTCAGGAGTGTACTTGCGGTAGCGTAGGTCTTCCCACTCTATCTTTAGTAACTCATACTTAACTAACTTCTGCCTTGGAGTTAAAAAAGCAGCGGCCTCCTTTTCAAGACCACTGCGATAACGGCGAGAGTTGTGTACTCTTGCAGTTGTTCTTTTAGCCATCTTCAGGCTCTTCTGCTTCAGGCTGTTCTGCTTCCTTAACAATCATACCTGCAAGCATTTCACGCCTTTCACCCAGAACTTTACTAAGGTAATCTAATCGTGACATCTCACCTGAAGCTCCTTGGATTTCATTATACATAGTCATCTGGCTTTTACTGAAGTCATCCGTGTAGTAGTCTTTTTCATTGATGGTAAGTTTAGGCATGTAAGTCTTCCTTTATATATGTGTAGTCCACTATGGGTGGGTTTTTAGCCTTGCTCATTATGCTGGGCGTTGGCTTTAGATTAGTGTGGCACTTGTGTTTAAAGCTACAGAACTTACATCCTGATGGCAGTACCCAGTTGCCTGTCTCTTTACGATAGAACGTTTCCTTAACTGGCTCAAAGCAACGCTCAAAGGGTTCATCATTATCAATGAAGTCTACGGTAGACTGTATATCACCTAAGACTTTCTTACGATCAACCATAGAGGCGTCTACATACTTAAACTCGCCGTTGCCTTTGTTTACTACCCACCAGCCACCTACATCAACTCCTGCGGCCTCTGCGTAGCCTACAAGCTGTGACACATAACCAAAGCCATCTCCATCAGCCAAGCTATCAAAGGACGCAAACTTATTATTGTAGGACCAAGGCGAGGCGGACTTAACATCGTCAAGCTTACCATCCATGATCATGTCATACTCACCGTTGATCTTACGTCCATTGGCTAACTCAAGTGTAACCTTATCATTGTCTTTGAAGTCTACACCAGCCTCATTAAGTATGCCTTTGAATACTGCTTCAACAATATCCCCAAGCATCATATTCATCATGAAGTGGGGTGGAAAGGGTGTCTTATCTTCTGGGTCATTCTTATCAAACCACAACTGACACTTAGGGCGTCCTATGTTGGACATACGTAAACGAAACTCATCACGAGGGCCACTGTCAAACTGCTTAAGTAATGCTGCCTTCACATCAGAGGCGACTTTATCAGCCACCTCCTCTGAGAATGAAGTCTTTCCTGCAACAGCCTTTTGAAAGAAGCTATAAACTTTAAGTTCTGCAGGATGTTCCATTAGAAGGGCACCTCACCTACATCAATGATTGACCCAACAAGATCAGCATCTGCTTTAGTCATACTAGATCCAGAACGCTCTCCATGAAGGTCCATGATCTTTGTATTCATGTAGGATATCAGTTCCAAGAAGTCTTGTAGCGTTTGATTATCCGCATCAGATAGTTCAACCGTATCTGACACAGCAGACTTGAAGTAAGCATACTGATTGCCATTTGGTAGATCACCTATAACACCATCAATGCTAAGATTAGACATGATAGGAAGAAGGTTCTTCCGGTGTAGTGCAGACAGTGAGCCATCTAATGCCTTAAGGCTATCACGGTTTTTAACATCAAAGATAACAGGCATGCTGTTTATCTCTACAGTAACAGGCTCACCCTTGTCATTCATTACGGAATCTACTGTAAGAGCACCCATAACAACCTTCACACGTTTAACACTACGGATGATGTCCTTTGTCTTATCTGGAAGAGCATTCCAATCCTCAATATAGCCAGAAGGGCGTCCTAAGTTAAAGCCACCTACACTGTCAGCCAAGTCGCTGTTAACAGAGTTAGACAAGACAGACTTTTCCATCTCGTTAGTGTCTGAGTTCCAGCGCTGCCACTGCTGACGCTGTGTGAATACCCGTAGCTTAACACTATTTGCGTAGTAGATATCGTCACCCATAGTGATCTTAAATGCACCAACACCGATTACCTCAGTGCGGAGCTTCTTGCCGTTTACTTCTACTTCACCCATCATAGGTGACTGTACTAAGTTCAGACGTGCAATCGTTGGACCGCTAGAGGCAGGTGCTGACACCCCCATAATCTCTGCCAATGATTTACCGTCATGACCTGTTACTGCTAGTTCTGTACTCATGTTTTTTCCTTACATGTTTTAAGAGAATCTTAGTTATACACTACACATCCTGCACGTCAAGCCAGTTAGGGCCTATTTTTGCCTCTAATAGTAGTGGTACGTTCATTTTTACTCCATAAGCCTTTTCTATTAAGGCGTTAAGTCCTTCATTCATTCCATTAATAATCTGTAGAACTTCATCCTTCTCCTCTGGGTGGATATCTATAACCGTTGAGTCATGAACTGTGTTTACTAAGCATGACTGTAAGTGCTCCAACCTCCTCTCCATCTCAACCAATACAACAGGCACAACATCACCAGTAGCAAAACCCTGTACTGGGTAGTTCTTGATTATAGTAAAGTGAGATACTCCTCCTCTTGCGTTGCGCTGTACATCAGGGAAAGCATACTGCCTACCTGACACGTTAGTAATCTTGTTAAACCTGATTGCCTCGTCAGCCAAGTTTTTATGCCAAGCAGCTACACCCTTATACTTCTCAGTAAAGTGAATGTAGTAGGCCTCTTCAGCCTTGCTTCTGCCATAACCTGTAGCGCCAAACAGGGGTGCGAAGGTATGTTCCTTTGCTCCTTGTCTGGTAGTGGGTTGGCCTGCATCAGTGATAACTTTAGCAGTGTAGCTGTGTACGTCAAACCCTGTGTTGATCTCCTCAATAGCAACTTCATCCTGGGCAAGGAATGCTGCGGCACGAAACTCAAGCTGGGCAAAGTCAGCCTCACAGATGTAGCCACCCTCCCAACGAGAGATGAACACACTCTTTACTGGGAATGTCCCGCCCCTTGGCATGTTTTGCATATTAGGATTTCTTCCACTGAAACGTCCTGTTGCAGTAACGTGCTGGGTGAGTACCACATGCAAAAATCCATCTGGCTTTGTGTATCTGTCAATACCCTCCACAAAAGCAGAGAGGTAGCTGCTAACAGCAGAAAGGCGCTTAAGGTCAGTAAGAAACTCAACAGCAGAATCCATGTTGTTCGTTTTAGCAGTCCCAATAAGTACATCTAAGTTATCCTTTCCTGTGCTAAAACCATTGGCGCTAACCCAAGAAACATTAGGCGCACCAAAGCCTAGACCTGCCATGATGTTAGTTTCTTTCAAGCCGTAGCCACGAGCATCACAGTCCTTGCATTTATTAGGCTTAGCAAACTTAGTGCCATCCTTCTTTATCTTATATGTATGCCCTGCACCTGTGCATGTTGGACAAGTGAAAGCCTTTGTACGTTTTATGATAGTACTGTTCTGAGCTACCGCTCCTTTGAAAACCTTAGGCTGATGAAGCCCATCCTGTCGATCAAAAACACCAGCCCACTCTTTCTTGTTGTTTAACCTACGAGAGAACACAACCTCAGACATCTGTGGCTTTGAGCTAAGGTTGATAGGGGTGTCGCCCATAATCTCACGAACCTTACTCTGTAGTCTATCTTCAATGTCTGCCTTCTCACGCTCAAATAGCGCACGTACATCATCTAGGGCTTTACGATCCACCCTGATTCCTGACATGTACATTCTAGTGAGGGTTTTACAGGTTTTAAAGGTAACGTCTCTGACTGTATGTAGGGACGTACTTTCGGTCTGGGCATAGTCTCTTTCTTGGGCGTGGAACAACTCACTAGTTGTGAGCAGATCAGCCCTAAGATAAAGGCTAAGCTTACTGAGATCCGTTTCATTGGTGTTAATCCCCTGCTTTAGGCAAGTCTTAAGATAGTCTTCCTTTTGCTCACCTAGGTTACGCCTTTCAGCACATGCAGCTAAACTTACTAAGTCACGCTGCCCACGATTTAATATATATTCTGCCAGCATTGTATCATATATATCACCGTTGTAGTTGTAGCCACTCTCCCACAACCACATCAAGTCATGCCTAGCATTGTGCATTATGAGTAGTGTGGTCATGTTAAGTATATCTTGAACAAGCTTACGCCCAGAGCCTGATGTATCCTTGGCTTCATTATGGTCTATGTTAACAATAAACAACTCATTAACATTATCAGCATTAACCATACCAACTTGAGTTAAAGTATTAGATTGCTCGAAGGGGTCATTGTGTTTGACACCACCCCTCCAAGTAATACTATTCTCAACGTCTAATACTAGCCTCATGTCTCTCTCCTTATGCTGTATATAATGACCTTGCCCCGTCTAACTCACAGTGCACAACACCATGCCAACCGCCCTTAAGCTTATTCTTGGCTATGTTCAAGTGGCGTTGTGTGTCTTCTTCATCTGCACCCTCAACAATGGGGTTCTTAGAGATCAACACCATGAGGTCAGCTTCAGCGGCTTTACCTGTCTTAGAGCCTTCCATCATTGATTGATCCACGTACACCTTACCCTCTGCCACTGCACTCAACTGTGACATCCATACAACACAACAGTTATACTGCTTCGCAATGTTACGTGCATAGATAGCTGCATCCTTTAGATACACATCAGACTTATCACTAGTCTTACTTGCGAACTTATCACCCATATCCAGGATTAGGATGTCTGGCTTCTCTTGCTTAACCAGTGACTCCACCCACTGCATATCTTTGTTAGTACTGTCCTTGATGCGGATATTCTTCCTGACAGGCTCATAGCGGCTACGTGCGAGGGATACGTTAGCCTTAACCTCATCCATTGACATGTTGGTGGCTGCGCTAAGATAACGTGCTCCTACACGCTCATATGATTCCTCGTTACAGAGAACCACACACTTGGCTCCTTGATGTGCCCAGCCACCATTACCAGCAATTAGAGACGCATGGAAGGAGGTCTTTCCTGTGTTAGGCCTTGCGCCAACAAGTAACAGGTGTCCACCGCTAACACCCTCAACCTTACGGGCTAGGCTTGGTACGTTAAACTTCCACTGTGTCTGTAGATCATTAGCCTTAAGTAACGTGTCGATAGAGATGTCTTCCCAATCAATACGGACGTTAGGTGTAAAATCATCCTTATAGTCATCTAGCAACCTACGAAGTGGCTCTAGTGATGTCTGTGTGCCATTTACAAAGTCGAAGCCAAGGTTTGCAACCTTCTCACCTACAAAGTTTTGAAACATAGTGCCTAGTACAGTACCAGCAATATCTTCTTTGATTAACTCTTCTTTGTTCATCCTACGGAACAGATCAGCAAATGCTGTCTTGTTTGCTGTAGTCATTGTCTGGTTTTCACTATAGAACAAAGCTTCCAAGTCTGCAGTGTTTAAGTCACCTTCATACTGACGCATGGCACTATCTAGTGTCTGCTTGATCTTCCGCACGTCCTTAGTAAAAATCGTATCAGGACATCGTATGCCCTTATGTTGTTCATAGAAATCTCGTTTAAGTAGTGTCTTAACTAATGCCAGTTCCATCATCGTCTTTCTCTCCTACAAGAATATTATATATTATTTCCATTGCAACTATAGGCCACATGAAAGCAAACTTTATTGGTCCTCTGTTATCCGCTTCTTCATCCTCAGGTTCAACCATGTGGTATAGAAGAGGCAAAGCTAACACGTACATTAAAAATATACCACCAAAAAAGCCTTGACCTAGTTCATTGATCATCTGCCCAAGCCCTATTAACTAATTTAAACATACCCTCTGGTGAACGCATTGCAGCAAACAAGTCAGTTAACTGCTGGAAACTTAAGTATAATAAGTCATGGTTGTTTGATCCTTCATTCCACTGTCGCATAAATACAACACCATCATCACTAATAATACATTCTACATCTTCAAACTCATCACGCTGATCCATTGTAGTAATCACCGTAGCATCATGCTCCATCTCAACTGTAAACATTAAGTGTCTCCTACATAAACATTTAAGTGTGCTACTGTACCACCCTCAACACGGGTGACTACATACTCTATGCCTGCCTGTTTAAGCAGTTGACGCAGTAATAATAGTTTAGCCATCACTCTTCCCCCAAACAAAAACCACATAAGTTGTCCTTACTTGCGTTACCACATGATACACACTTGCGCCAGCTATTTGCGGCCTCACGATCTATGGATGCTTTACGTTCTTTAGGTGTCATAGGCATTATGTCACTGAAGTCTGCCTCTAAGGGCCATTCATTGTCCGTCATCTACTTCCATACCTTTCTTTATAAGCTGTATGAAGCCATACTCAAAGATATCATGGTATGTCTCTGCATCCATGTCTAGCGTGACACGGGCTGATCCGTCCTCATTATCCTCTATTTCAGTAATCTTAATATCACCTGTAATCATCAGTCTTCTCCTTGTTGTTTATCCTAGTTCTCTTAAAGATAACTCTCTTTGTATTCTTACTTCATATCTACGTAGATCGTCTTGTGTGACTTTACAGGTATTTCCCCTGACGGATTTAACTGTTGACGGTTGTTCCCAAAGGTACTTGCTAACGTAATCCATACCGAAAACAGCTAACTCTGGAGAATCCACAAAACTAAATCCTCTGCGTTTGTTAACGAGTCTACGAACCCTCGTGGCCTTTCTTTGGGCCATGACTAACAAGATTCCTTCATACATCTTAGGCAGTAACGTATCTTTCTTTTTTCGGTTACACGTAACACAGCTTATACATAGATTTTCTAGGAGACAGGAACCTCCTTTACTTTTTGGGGTGATATGTTCGACCTCAAGGATCACCCCCATTCTTTCACAATATGAACACTTCCTACCCCAAACATCTAATATTGCCGACCTTTCAACTTTACTTATAGCTCTCCTAGTCATCGACCTTATCCTTACTGTTAGCTACGGCACTGCTGTACTTACGGAACCGTTTGTTGTAAGCACGTTTGATTTTCTTTAGCTGCCCTGCTTTCCATAGGTAAAACTTACGTGCTTTAGTGAGGCCATCATATTCATCGCCACCCTTCATGGGAATACGTTTAGTCATTGGATTTATCCTCTCTGCAGTAGTCCATATCCTCTATTGTTAGCACTTGATTATATTCAATTGTGTATCCACAAGCACGAAGGAAGTTTTGAAACTCGTCAAGCACATCATCTAATGTTGATCCGTCTGGCATTTCTATTTCAATCTTTGTTCCGTTATCTTGGTGTTGAATAAACTTCACCATTCATCATCTCCTACTACTGGTGTGTTAGTAATGGCAAGTATTGCCTCTTAACTGATACAATGGTAGCACTAGTCATTTCTTTTTACTCTTTGCATTTAGGTATCTGTATAGCAAATAGAACCATATAGGGAATGTCATAGCTGCAATAACAATACTTACTGTTATTATGTAAGGTATCCACCAGTTAAGATCAGGCATTATTAGTCATCTCCATACACTAAGGCTTCCCATGACACAGGGAATAAGCCTAACATGATCTGATCAATCCGCTGTGCAACTAACTGTGTCTCTGCTTGTGTGTCAGTGGCACACCTTAGTTTACACATATCAGCAAAGGCATCTAGGCTACCAGACCAGTACCACTCAGTCATTGTGCTTTGTGGTAAGACCATACGTGCTTGCTCCGGTGCTACACCATCGTGGATCATCTGTTCATACAGGTCTAAGACTTGGTTCATAGTTGAGTCAAGCCACAGAGGCGGTTGACATACACCTTCTGAACCTTGCTTCTTGTCAGCACTACGTCCACGCCATGCATCAGTCACATAAAACTCAGGCTCATCATCGACATACCTACGGCTGATCTCATTCCAACGTAGGAACTTATGCTTCACTAGCTGTCGTGCTACAAAGATCGGAGCCTTGATGTGGAAGGATGCAAAGGCATGGCCGAAGGGTGACAGGTGTTTATGCTTGGCTAGGTACTTGATTAGCTTGGTGTCACGATCACTTAGAATCTTTAGTTGAGGATGCATGGTACTGTGACGCCAATCA